CTGATGTTTATTTTTTCTTTCCTGATTTTTTCTTAGAGCTTTTCTTTTTGCTTTTTGAAACGGCATTCATATATCCCATGCAGCGCTTCATGGCGTTGCTTCTTTTGGGTGCCATTGCGTTTTAGCGGTTGCCTTGCATTTTAACCGCTGAAATAAATGCGGACTAGAACCGGCTCGCGCGCCTGACGCTCCTCACTCCTGATCCGCTGCAAGAGACCTGTGCAACCGCTGTAAAGGGTTACGAATTCACCATAGCCAAAAGACAACGGGTTTATGGACTGGGCAAGGATCCTGAAACAAGGCGGTATTCCTGAGCCTCCTGGCTACTTGGAGACTGTTGCAAAAGTCAGGAATAGACCTAAGAAACAAAAGAAAAAACCCAAGAGCAAGAAAAAAGGTTGACACGGTATGCCACTCAAGCCATAGTGCAAAGCATGAGTCGCCTACCTCAACTTCTCATGATCAAGTATGAATCCCGCAAACTGCGTTCTGGCTTTTATGACCCAGAACGCAGCAGCGCAAAAACCAACACGATTGTTTCTGTTGTTGCCTGTGTTTTGTTTGGCGTAGCTGCCTGGCATTCCTTGACCTCAACCTTGGATCAGCAGCAGGCTTATCACTGTGAACAAGGTTGGCAGCGTGCCTGTGAAAAACTTAAGTAATGGGTCTTCCGTCACGTTACGTCAACACAGAAGAGTTTATTGCTGAAGCCAAGGCGCGAGCCAAGGCTGCACTAAAACAAAAAAACCCTAAACTTACAGAACTAGAAAAAGCCTTTTTTGAGGCTTTCAAAAGAGACCTTTAATTGTGGGCAGCAGTCGCGTAAGTCCCATGCACACCAAATTTCTTCTTATGAAATCCGCTTCTATCAGCCTCACTGAAGACCGTCAAGCAAAGCTCCAAGCATTGGTTGAGGCAGCACCGTGCTACACCGCTGAAGTCTCGATTGCTGGCAAGACTATTCGCACGAGTGAGCGTAAGATTTCTGCATCTGCGCTAGCTCAAAGCTTGCTTGATGGTGCAATCGACGAACACTTCTCCCGCCTGTAATTCATTCACTTTTACTGTTTTAGGCAAACCCGCCCCACAAGGCAGTAAAAGACACGTTGGCAAAGGCGTCATGGTTGAATCCTCAAACAGGGTCAAACCATGGCGTTTAGACGTAAAGCACACTGCACTGGGCTTGCTTCCTAGTCACTGGTATGCCATACTAGACAAGCCAATGGCAGTTACAGCAACGTTTGTTTTTGCCAGACCAAAAAACCATTTTCGCGCCAACGGTCAACTAAAGCCTGCAGCACCTAAACATTGCACTTCCCGTGTGGGCGATGTTGACAAGCTAAGTCGCAGCATTCTCGACGCCCTTTCTGAGGGTGTGATTTTTAACGACGACGCACAAGTCGTCAGCCTTATTGCCTCCCGCCGCTACGCCAATGACTCAGAACAACCCTGTGCAATCATCACCGTTACAGCCATTAGTTGAAGCTTTAGTCAGCTTCCACAAAACTGTTCCGCCAATTAACAAGGCATCAAAAGCTCAGTATGGCAGTTTTGCTGATCTTGAAACTGTGCTTTCAACTGTCACGCCTCATTTAATTAATAACGGCTTGGTTGTTTCTCAAGGTTTTGAGCCAAGCAGTCATGACAACAATCCTGTCCTTGTCACACAGTTGCTTCACGTAAGTGGCGCTGAACTTACAAGCCGTTTGCCTATGGTTGTAGGCGGTAGAGGCAAAAATCCACTGCACGACTTTGGTGGAAGTTGCACTTACTCAAGGCGTTACAGCCTGCTGGCAATTCTTGGCCTTACGGCTGATATGGACGTTGACGGTGATTTTGCTGATCCTGGAGAGTCAGCGCCTGCAAAAACAACGCCTAAGCCTGCGGCTAAAATTGAAGGTGTATCAGACGGAGACCAACCACTCAGCAAAAACGATCGAGAGCTTTGCTTGGGCTTGATCAAAGAACTAGAGGCAGACAAACTTGCTTTGTTTCTTGCAGACTTTCGACGGGATTTTGGTTTAAGCAAAGAAGCCAAAGTCGCTCCATCCTTGACTAGCAAAAAGCATCAGGATTTCATGAATAAAAACATGCACAAGTATGTCTGACGACAAAACGCCTCAAGCGTTGCGTGATGATGATCGACGCAATCGCCACTTTCAAGTCAGGCTAGATCTCCAGCTAGCCAATCAACTTCGGCACTATGCTGATCAACGCCATAACGGTGTTGTCAACATGGCGCTAACAACCATCGTTTCTAAATTTTTCAACGGTAAGTAAATGCTCAACATCACAGCTCACGGCAATCTCGGCAAAGACCCTGAAATCAAAGATGTGAAAGACACTCAGGTTGCTGAGTTCAGCTTGGCAGCAAGAACCGGCAAAGATGAGACCACCTGGATCAACTGTGCTGTTTGGGGAAAACGCGCAGATGTCGTGAAGCAGTATCTGCACAAAGGCGACAAGGTCACTGTTGCAGGCTCTGGCAAGTTAACGACTTACGAGAAAAAGGACGGCACAGAGGGGTTTTCGCTGAATCTCAACGTGTCTGACTTCACCTTGCCACCTAAGAAAGAAACAGAAGATGTCCCCTTCTAAAATGCGAGCGCAGGGCAGGGAGCTTCGGCTCCCTTTTTTTATGGCTAAACCAGTAATCCAGCAGGTAAACCGCAATGGTGTTTTGCTGTGGAGTGTCAGCTACAGCGGCATGGTTCGCTATTTCCGGTGGGATTGGCAAGCCCGTCACCATTTTGAGTCGTGCATCAGGCTGCACCGATCAAAGACTGGAGGCAATAACGGCTAACTAGGAGCAATTGCTTTGTCAAGCGAAGCAATGTGCTGCACTGCTTGTTTTAGCAATATGCTTTGATGCCAATTTTGCTTTATTAACGCTACGCAAAGTGATTGCAGGTGGTCAACGTCTTTTTCTTCGTGAACACGACGACAAGTGCATTCAAGGTTTAGCTTTTGTTCCAGGCTTGGCTCAATGATCATCCAGTCCATTGGAACGCTCCAATAACTCCAGGTAACGGCGTTCAGAAGCGTATGGCTCCCTTGCACGCATGATGTCACCGACAACAGGTACTAGCCACTGATCAACCCGTACACAGTATTTAAAGTTGTACGGGTCCATGCAGCCAATAACGACTGTTGTCCAGAACGCGGTTAGATAGCTCCAGACGACGTACCAACTCATGCAACGTTAGGCATTACCGTTAGATGATTATTATAGTGCCCAGTTTCTGCATAGCTTTTCATTGGAACGTTGGACATTGCATGAAATACCATCTGACCAATTTTCATGCCTGGATATAATTTTTGAGCATGATGCAATCTTTCGTTTTTAAGCTCAAGAGTTAGTCTTGATCCGTGCCAACCTGGATCGCACCAACCAGCAAGTAAGTGATTAAGACCAGATCTTGCACGGCTTGATTTGAGTACAAATTGGCAGCAGATGTCGTCGGGCAAGTTAAATAACTCAATTGTCTCAGCCAAGCAAAACTCGCCGGGTTCCAACCTAAATGGCTCTTCTTCTGTGTAATGCGAGATGTCAACACGAATCAACTCAGGGCTGTAAATGCTTTCAATCATTAGGTGATTGCCTAGCAATACATCCAAACTTGCTGGATTTAATAGCTCTGGGTTGAATGGTACAACCATATTATTTTTGTTACACCGGGCTTTAATCTCCCAGTCGCAAAGCACTGCCACGTCTTGTTGCCAAAAACCTACCTTACAGGTCATCAACCAAAATTACCCACCCTGTTCTTGGTCCCTCAACGGACCATCGTGGATAAAACTCAGACTGTCGCACTCTGGCATTACGACCTTTGCTGGCATTTTTATGACCACCTCGAATCATGTCAGGCATACCGCGTGGATCTTGCATAATCCATTCAGGATCATTGGAATATTTTCCGGCATAACCACTGATAACGCTCCAATGGCCACAGCTCATCGCATTACATTGGGGCGCTTCACCTCGTAATACATCACCATGATGCAACCAACCAACTAATACTGGACGACCTCTTTCAATTTCAAGTTCGATTAAATCAGAGTCGCCATCTTTGCGAAACTCGACATTTAATCCAAGACTTCTCAGAGTTTGTATCTGAGCATCAACAGATGTGGTGTCACCGTATTTGACCCTAATAGCGTTGTACTCATCATCGTTTTTAACTCTCTTGTAAAACGCTGCCACCATGGCAGCCGCTGAACTGAAACACTCGCGACTTCCCGTTCCACTTTCATTGTCGAATTGACTGAAATAATTAGGCATAAAGACTTCTTGGTCAATGCCGCTTGCTTTCCACGCATCAAACCATGCGTTGTCTTCTTCCGCCAAAAGGTCTTGAGGCATTCGCTCTTCAAGTTCCTTGACAGCAGCCAACTGGTGGGGCGTACCACGGAAAAATTGAAAGAAGGGTAGAAGTGCTAGTGACATCAGACGTTTCAATGGTCAACGCGAGTTTCAGGGAACAAAAGCTCCTTGAGATGCTTGACCGCTAAATCATCCAGATCGTTGTCAGTGCGCTGCACTACACGCTCCAACATCGCAACGATCAGCTCTTTGAACGCTTTTGATCGCCACATCATCATGACGATTGGCTTCAGAACTAAAAGCATTGGATTGCTCTGAACTGCACCAATACGTTAGTTCCGATTGCTATGACCCTCAAGTCGAGCCACTGATTGCTCAAGATTCGATAGTCGAGCAAAAATCTCTTGGTCTCTTGTCCTGATGTCTGCGTGAAGGATGTCCATCCTGCCCGCTAAATTATCGACAGCAGTCGTTAGACGTACCAAGGAATCTCGTCCATGCTGGCTTTGACGGTTGAT